AGCCGATGGGCACGAGCGGTTGCTCGCACGACGTCTATTGGTTTGCTATCAGCCCCCCAACCACAGGGTTCCACTCAGCCTGTCCAGGATCTTGCGGGTCATTCCCTTGCCTGGCACAAGAATCGGCTTACAACGTGGACCCCTCCAGAGGGGGAGACTTCGGCTAGACAACACACGCCGTCGAGTACGGCTTGCTAGCAGACTTGAGGAGAAACGAGCTGTGAGCTCAGAAGTTGGCGAGCATGGGCAATTGATTGAGGATGGGTCGTGCTGCGTTGTATGCACCGATAGCGGCTGTACCAGCGTTCGCCACCCGTTCCACGATATCCATTGCCCCAGCACCCCGATTCGTCGCCGCTCGAATCAGGCGATCCCAATGCTGGTCGGAAGACACACCGTGGTGTGAATGTGAAGACACAGCAGGATTACCGATGTCGAAGCGGGTCCTCCACTCAATGGTTACCAGGAGATTGAGCTCCAACGGAGGATCTTCACTCGAGGCCTGGTTGACAATGACAATTGGGGCCCACCCCTGTGGATGGGTCGGATTGGCACTGTCCCACTGAATGGTGGTGTCGCCAAAGCCATTAACCGGGCGGAATTCGGCAAGAGCCCCCATGTTCAGGGGATATGAGTCCATCTGGACCCCCCGCAGGGCGAGCTTTCCAGCCGACATGAGGCGAGGCCTCATGTACGATATGAATTCCGTTCCGAACTCGGCCCATGTCTCAGTCCGACCACGAAGATCGAGCTGAGTCGGGCAAACGGCAGCAGCGACAATACCAGAACTCGTTTGAAGCGGATTCGGATTCATTATCTGCACTGAGACAGCGGCCGGAGTCGCTGAAAGTCCCGATCCGGTGATGTTATTACCGGGAAAGGGGATCGTGTGTAGAAATGTGTTAGCCGGATCCGAGATCGGGAGAGCGGAGTTGACGGACTTGACGAGTCCGACGTTGGTCCAGAGCTTTGTACCGGTGGTATCGGTCTCGGCGAAGGTGCCGATGATGTTGATCCGATCATTGGTCGATATCAAAGCCGTCGTCTTCGTGACCGTATAGGGACCAACGGACCGTGGAAGAGGCAAATGAGCCGGACTGAAGGCATCCCAGCCTTCGAGACCAGTCGCACGTTTCGTGCCCGCAAAGGCACGTTGGACAGTGCGTCCAGTCCCCTGTGCCTGAACAACATCGGCACGGGATCGTCGGTCAGACTTGACCTTCTTCTGCACGGTGCGTCGAACTCCGTTCTGTTTCGCCATACTTGAGCTCACGGCTCAGCGACTGAGGGAAGCGAGATTGAACTTGCTTATGACGAAAACTTCTCTCTAAAAGCCTAGATGGCCACGATGGCCATCGAGGGCCCCACCAGGGCCCGAGATCACCACTTCCTCGATGTACCCCCCCCGCAGGAGGGTTTCGGGGCGCTCTTGCAGAGCTCCGTAGCCATTTCTGCAATATCTTCCGGCATGGCCGGCGGGGATGCGTCATCAGTTGGCCCCCGGGTTAATTGTTTGCGCACCTCAAAAGGAAAGAGGAAGGGTTTGGTGATCTTGGCTCCCGTCGAAAAGACGGCTCCTAGTCGCTTTCTCGAGAGACGCTTGAGGACATACACAGGGCGTTCTTGATCACTGGCAGTCTGTGCCGTGTTTAGCTCACCCGCCACCCGAAGGCAGGCGATTGGATCCTCAAAGCGTACCTCCAGTTCTCCTCGAACCGGCTCAAACGGACTTCGAAGGACGGCCGTCCCAAGGCGGCTCTCTGTCGGAAGGGGATTGATAGACTTACTGACCTCGGCGACCGAAATTCGCTCGAAACCGGTTTTCGGGCGATCTCGGATGTCAGTCCCCTCGAGGTTCTTATAGGATTGATGGGATCGGCCGGCCAAAAGGCACTGAAAAGCCGTGAAGTTCACGGCCGGCCGGACAGCTTCTGGTAACTTGAGACCACATCCACCAAGCTCCATTGGCGCGCAAAGATTGAAGCGGCCAAACTCGGTGTGGACATTGATACTGCGACGCCAATGATGCTTGATCCGATCAAAGGCTCGAGCAGGGTTGTTGCAGTTATCAATGATCCACTGAAGCTTGGGAATGAGAGGTCTCTCCGCAGTCTCGGCTCTCAAGGGCACCTTGTACGGTCCCGCTGCCTCTTGGAGGAGCAGGCCGCAATTCAGGAAAGGCAGCTTACGAAAATAACTGCCACCCTTGTGGAGCCAGGATTCGGAATTAACGGTGATGAAATTGGGTGAGATGTAATTCTTACCAAGACTGAGGGAGAAACCTGCCCTCTTCACCCACTTCTTCCACACCTCGTAGAAAGCCGCATTGGCCTTGAACAAGATGTCATCACCATTAACAAGCACCGGTAGCTGCTCCTTCTTAAATTTCCGTCCTGTGTACTCCTCGAGAGCACACCAATACGCCGCAAGATTGACAGCGCACAGGACCGGAAATGAAAGAACGGAACCCATCAATTGTCCATTGAGCATATGAAACGGCTCAAGGCCGTTTGCCTCGGGATCGAGTCGGTCCGGGTAACTCACTTCGTGGCAACCGAGCACCTTGCTGCAAACCTCGCGCTCCTCAGGAGTCGCTTGGAAGGCATCGAGCATGGCTCGAAGGCAGCACTGGTTGACCTCCAAGGTCAGGCCGTCGGTAGCCGCGGAATAGTCACCCGAGACCCATTGATCGAAAGGCAGATCCAAGTCCTTTGTGGAGAGCTCGATACCGTAGAGCATCGAGGCGTCAACGGGGCAACTGGTCAACTTAAAAGCACCAGTCTCCTGAAGGGCCTTCCACATAGACTTCTGGAAAGTTTGAGCAACGAAGTATGGGACGGATTCACCTTTGGTGATCACGCGGCACTTGAGCGGCTCCAAACAGAGCTCGACCCTGGCGCGCAAATCCCGTCCACGACACATACCAGCGGCCTGTCGGAGAAACTGACGGTAGGAGGCTAAAGGCCAACCCCGCCGCTCGACGACACGACCGTTCCGCTCAAACATGTCCAGGAGAGGAGGTTCGTCAACGAGGCGTGGATCGCGATCCTCTCCAATGAGAATGCGATTGACGTGAAACACCTCAGCGACACGGCCTCCCTCGGATCTCATACGCTCGACAGAAGCATGATTCGAGGCGGAGTGGAGATGCCGGGCCCACTTACGATCAAGAAAGACCCGCTTCCACCTCGAGTGAAGGGCAGCTCGCCGATTCTCAGTATTGGTCTTCCCCCAGATGGCCTGAAACTTCGCGAAGAACTCAGGACCATGCGAGAACTCCAACGGCTGAGAGAGCGCCTTCTTATGCTTCTGACAGGACAGAACCTCGAATTCCTCCGGAACTGGGGCGCACCCACGCTTGACTCCCTGCAAAATGCCGGTGAACAACGTGCCCGCCCGGACGCTTGACGTCCTTGATGCTAACATGTTCCGGAAGTGTTTCCGAAGAGGCCCCCGAAGGGGAAAGTCCAACGAAGTCGGAGCCGGTGGGAGGCAGGGTGGTCGTGCGGACGTGATGTCACTGTCTCGCAACCATCTGGCCATGGGCCAAGCCACCCAGTACTTCAGCACGGCCACTTGTTCTGCAGGTGAAATCGGCCAAAGAATGCTGAAGACCTCCCAAAAGTCTGCTAGCTTAAGGCGCAAGAAGATGGGATCTGCATCCAACAGTACCTCTACAAGACTTCGAAGAAAGTAGGCACCATTGGTTAAAGCAACGAATGAACGGTGCTTCATATGCAGCCACTTCTGACGCCCAGCCAGGGCACGTGCAGCTCTTTCGAGGCATGCCGGAAGGTCCTCTGGACTCATGCCGGCGTACCTCAACTTTCCTAAGCTGACGTACCCACCGCCCGCGCCATCGCGGGTGAGGCTGTCACACAGCGCATCGAGAAGGGTGATCAGAGATCGTCCCTCCCCACGCCAAGTGACGGGTCCGGCTACTCCCTTTCTAATAGGGGGGTTCACCGAACCACCACGAAGACCGAGAGAACGAGAATCGGAACCATTGGTCCCAACTCTCGCTCTCCCCGTCAC